GATATGGCTGGCTCTACAGCCGTTTAAGGAGTAGACGATGGCTTTAACAATTAACCATCAGACCAACGATATCAGTGCCACTGCCGGTTCAGTCACAATTGGTGGCTCTGCCGTTGGTGGTAGTGGTGTTCATACACTCATAAACACTACAAAAATAACAAGCAGCACATCACAAATAGACATCACTGGCATTGACGCTAAATTTAAAATAGTGCTTGTGAAATACGCGCTTAGGGGCGGCACTAATATGAGCGCAGCTAAATTGCAGTTAGGTGTAAACGGCACGATGACAACTGGCAGTGTGTACACAACTGGTTCTAATGCAATAACTGGTATGCAGTTAGATGGCGGCTGGTCTAGGCAACAAGGTGCTGGACATATTGAAATATTTAATATGGGGGATTCTGGGGCAAGAACAGCTATTTTTGCTAAACATATGGAAATGTCAGATGCTTACACAGGCACAACAATATTAACACCAGTCGTTAGTAAATTCGCAACTCTAAATACAACTGCATATAATTCTTTCAGAATATATGGTACTTTTGGCAACAGTTATACATCAGGGTTTGTAAATGTTTATGGAATAGCTGATAGTTAAAAAGGAAATAAAAATGAACAAGATTGTTAATGGTGTTCTTGTGGCTATGACAGACGATGAGATTGCAACTTTTAATTTAGATGTTGCAGCGCAAGAAGAAGACACTGTGCGTAATCAAAGAAATTCTCTATTGCAACAATCAGATGTTTACGCATTAGCTGACCGTATCACAGACGCTTGGACTGCGTATCGACAAGCCCTGCGTGACATACCCGCGCAATCTGGCTTTCCTTCAAGCGTGACTTGGCCTACTAAGCCGGAGTAAATGGATGCAAGAAGAAAACAAAATCATTCTGGACGTTGCCGCCGGAACAGGCACGTTTGCAGCTTATATGGCGATGGTGCCGGATTTTGTGGCTTTGTTCACCGGGATTTGGGTGTTGATTCGTATCATCGAAACCGAGACCGTTAAAAAGCTAACTGGCCGAGACGATGTTTATGTTTAAGGCAATCGTACTTGCTTGTGCGATAGCAGCCCCAACTGAATGTATTGAGTTTCACGATGTTCGTGGGCCATATGCAACAATAGAGGCTTGTGAGGAACGAGCGATGACTATGGGCAGAGACATTGGTGAAATGGCTCACGGTCTGATGCCGATTAGTTGGAAGTGTAAAGCCCTCAGGAAAGGTATGCTGTCCTAATGGAGCCGATAAGCACAGCCCTTATGGCGGTATCTGCCGCGTCTAATGCGATAGCCTTTATCAAAGCTCGCGTCAATGACGTGCAATCGGTGGCTGATTTGTCGGAGCAGATCGGCACGTTATTCTCGGCACAGAAAAAACTAAACGAGGAGCGCAACAAGCAGTCCGGTGTTGGCGACATTAGCTTTAAGGGGAGCATTGATGCAGTGCTTGAGGCGAAGCGGCTTAATGAGGAAATGCAGCAAATCGCCACAATGATAAATATGCGCTGGCCCAAGCCAGCCGATCAGCCATCAACGTGGCAGGAAATTATCAACCATCACAATCAGGCTTTACGTGAACAGAAAGCGGCTCGACTTGCCGCTGCCAAACAAGCCGCCATCGCGCACGATGAGGCTATTGAGAACATAAAAATCGGTCTGGCTATTTTGGTTTTGACGGTTGTTGTGATAGGTTTGTTTATAGCGGTGATGGTGTCAAGTGCTGGAGCCATAGGGCTTAGATGAGCGAAACAACAACCGGGCTGATTGGCGAGATGATTGCCGGAGCGGCAATATTGAGTATGAATGGGTGGGCGTATGCTCACGCAGCGCAGGATAAAATTGATGGGATCGCTATCAGCAAAACTGATAACACGATACTTAGGTTACAAGTTAAGACTTCGAGCTTTTTATTACAGAAAGGCAAGCGAACTCCGGCTTATCATTTTCAACTTGGGTCTGGCTGTTCGGCGAAGCATCTACCGCGTAACACGAAGGATTGGTCTGATTATGACATATTGGTGCTGTGTGGCAAGGAACATAGAAGCTGCTTATTTTTCCACGTCAGTCAGATACAGCAGTACAGCAAAAGGATGCAAGGCAGTGCGTTTACTCGCGAAGCTGAAGAGGAAAGCTGGCTCAAAGCTGTCGCGCTGGCTAAAGAAATGAGGCGATAATGGATATCGACAAACTACGCGAAGAGCTAATCGCGGATGAGGGTATGAGGCTCGACGTGTATAAATGCACGGCTGGCCATTTGACGATTGGCGTCGGCCATCGCATCATTGAGGGTGACGCAGAATACGGCAAGCCAGAAGGCTTTACAATTACTGAGCGCCGAATGAAACAGCTATTCGATCTGGACATTGCTATTGTGCGCGAGGATTGCCACCGGCTCTATGAGGATTTCAACGAACTGCCCGAAGAGGCGCAGCGCATCATCGCCAATATGGTTTTTAATATGGGCCTGCCAACTATGAAAAAGTTCAAGGGCATGAAACGGTGCGTTGATGATCGTGATTGGGGCGGGGCTGCGCTAGAAATGCTTGACAGCAAGTGGGCGCGTCAATTGCCTAATCGCTCGGAGAGACTGGTCAAGCGGATGAGGGCGCTGGCAGATGCTTAATTTATTAATAGGGCCGTTGAGCAATCTCGCGTCAACGTGGCTTGAAGGTAAGGTCGAAACAAGCAAGGCAGCGGCAGCAACTAAAGTTGCACAGGCAAAGGCAGCGGCCACGATTGCAGAAAAACAAGCGACCGGCGAGATTGATTGGGATTTAAAGATGGCTGATGCCACAGCCACAAGCTGGAAAGATGAGTGGCTCACGATCCTGTTTAGTATCCCACTCATTCTGGCTTTCTGTGGCGACTGGGGCAGGGCCGTGGTGGCCGATGGCTTTACTGCGCTTGAGGCTATGCCAGATTACTACCAGTACACACTTGGCACTATTGTTGCGGCCAGCTTTGGTATGCGTTCTGCGTCTAAATTTTTCGGTAAAAAATAAAGGGGCTTTCGCCCCCTTATCTATTCCACCACCCTGATCGTTCTGATTTTGCCGGGCGTGTGCGTTATGATGCCATCCTCGATCAGCTTGTCTAGCTGAAACCTGACGGCGGTTCTTGATCGACCCACAGCATAGGCTATTTCATCCACTGTCGGGCCGTAGCCGTTGTAATGGTGGTAAGCGGCCACCGCGTTGACAATCGGCTTCCACGAGCTTTCTCGGCGTTGTCCAGCCATCAATCAATCTCCTTTAGCGTTAATGTTTTTTGTCGCATGACCGTCTCAGGTTTTGCCGGTGTCACCTTCTCAGGCTGCGCCCGCATCTTGCGTGTCGGCCACTTGACCTGCACCCGGCGATTGCCAACAGATGCAAAGGCCGTGTCGTGACTGCCCATCAGATCCATAATAGATGCTGTGGCAATGTCGATCTCGCGCTCGGCCATCGCCTTGTTGGCCTTGGCCGCCATCAAATGATCAACCCACAGTGCATCGTCACCCTCAAGCTCCAATGGAGGTGCGTCAGCATCGACCCGGCCATACGCCGCCACCCCATCAGCCGGTGACACGACTGGGTATTTGTCCATATTTTTTCGGCGGTTTTCAAAATCAATAACAGCCTCGCGGATCCGGCGCTGCACGACCTCATCAGCCTGATAGACAAACAGGCGCAGCGTCGTGCTTTGGTACAGCACTGCAACGCAGCCCCACTTGTAGCCAGTACACATCATCTGGGCCTGCAATTGCAGCGGGCCACGGTGTGTCGCTGGGATATCCTCTGGCCGGGCTGACGTGAGCTTGGCCTCAAGAACGCCGATGCCTTCGATGTCAATTACGCCACCCTGCGGCACATAAATACCCTTGTCCCAGTTTGCTATTACCGAGCCTTTGCCAACGCCAGTGCCATCGAGGCTGGCCGCCAGCGGCAAGAAATCGTGCTGGTATGGCACGGTGATGTCTAGCTCGGCGTTGGTCAGGCCGAGCCTATCAACGGCCTTCTGCAATATGAGCGGCTCAAAGAAATCGCCCAGTTCCATTGGCTCATTTTGCGGTATCCACTTTGGCGGGTTGCCTTCGTCAATGCTAATCATTGCCTCAAGCAATTCGTTCTGTGTTTCCCACGGTGATGCGTTCAGCAAAGCGGGCGCTTTACTAGCTGAAAGCTGGTTATTTGGCGTAAGTTTCCCGACCATTATACTGTCTCCCAGTTGTTGTTTTTGCTTAAATTGTCTCTTGCAAGGATTACTCGCAAATTTTCAGCGACGTGAAGCCCGCAGATGTTTTTGCCTTGCAGTGGTACAATGTGATCAACGTGATGCGGCAACCCAGTCAATTTGTTCATGCAATTGCGTTCTTTGTATTTTAGAAGGATGGCGTCTTTGTCAGCCCATTTTGGAATTGCTTGCAACATTGCTGCCCTTCTTGCCGCTCTGTGATGCGCCCGAATGTTTGGGTTTTCTTTAGCCCACTGCAAAGCTTTAGCATTTTTTTCGTCTCTGTTGATGCTATGATGTTGGCGCGTCCTAATTAAAACCTTTTTGGCATTTTCAGAATAATACCTTACAGCTTTCAACCTGTCGCACTCTTTGCATTGCCCGCTTGATAAAAGCCTTTCATCAATGTGGCCGTGAATACAAGGCTTGCCAGTGAAATACCGAACCAGCCCCTGCTCAATCGCCTCTTGGCGTGTAATAATATCCATCAGTTTGCACCCCCAAAACGAGCCATCAAATACCAGAAGTTCCAGTCTGTGATGGCGTTAGTAAAAAACGTGATTACAAATGCTGTAACAAACAGCATCCCGATTGTATCTTTAAGCATTAGCTTTCCCCTTTCGGCTAAACGTACCAAAGCGCACACTTTCCTTTTTCTTGCG